ACGTCAAAGAAGAACGCTACACCCTGCCGAAGACCGTCGGCGAACTGTTCGGGCTGGATGGTGCGCTTGCGCACCTGAATGCCGACTTCTGGAACCGCGCCCTGCGCTTGACCGATGTCCTCGACTACATGCCGCAGAAGCGCCGCAACGAGTGGTTCGAGTCGATCAAGAATCCGGCCGGAAAGAAGGCCAAGAAGCTGGATAAATACCTGCTCGAAGCCGGTCACGTCCAGGAGGAATGGGAGATCGCGCCGCTGCCTGAGTTTGAGGAAAACACCGTTCGCGCCACCCTCCAAGGCCTGCTGCACAACCGGTCGGTGTTCTTTGCCGAGCGTGTCGACGGGATCTTTCAAGGCCTGAGCCGTCAGCATGTGACGAACCAGCCGCAAGGTTTCAGCAAGCGCATGATCCTGCTGCGCGCCCTGACCTACTACGGCACCGTAGACCACTCAACGTCTGGACTTATCAACGACCTGCGCTGCGTGATCGCCAAGTTCATGGGGCGTGATGAACCGAAGTATGGCGCCACCGACGCCATGATAACGGCCGCTCGCCGCTACAACGGCAAGTGGATGACCCTGGACGGCGGCGCCCTGCGGATCCGCATCTACAACGGCGTGGGCACTGCGCATCTGGAAGTGCACCCCGACATGGCCTGGCGCCTGAACGCGGTGCTGGCCAGCCTGCACCCGCTGGAGATCCCTGCCGAGTTCCGCCAGAAGCCGAAGCGCCAGAAGAAAATCAAGGACTTCGAGCTGATGGATAAGCCGCTGCCGTTCGCCGTGGTCGAGCTGCTGGCCACCATGAGCTCTGCCAAGCAGAAAAAAGAGGTCCAGTTCCGCGACCACTGGAGCGATATCCCGCGCACCCGCAAGATGGGCCACACCGAGAACAAGGCCGCCCGAGACCAGGCTGAAAAGGTGCTCGAGGCGATCGGCGGCGTGCGTGACAAGATCGGCGGTTATGAGTTCTGGCGCTTCGACTACGAGCCGGCGGAAGTCCTGGACCACATCGTCTGCTCCGGCTGCATCCCTGACTACAAGTCGCACCAGTTCTACCCGACGCCGGAAAACGTGGCGGTCGAAGCGATCGCTATGGCCAAGATCGAAGCGCAGCATTTTTGTCTGGAGCCCGAGGCGGGCCTTGGCGGCCTTGCTGACCATATGCCGATGAGCCAGACCGTCTGCGTCGAGATCAGCAAACTGCATTGCGAGGTGCTGAAAGCGAAGGGCTTCGACACCATTGAGGCGGACTTTCTCAAGTGGAACACCGCAGTCAAGTTCGACCGCATCGTCATGAACCCGCCGTTCTCCGAAGGCCGCTGGCAGGCGCACATCGAACACGCCTCGACCATGTTGGCGGAAACCGGCACCCTGACCGCGATCCTGCCGGCCAGCGCCAAGGGCAAAGACGTGCTGCCGGGCTTCGACCTGGAATGGTCCAAGGTCTACAGCAACGAGTTCGCCGGGACCTCGGTCAGCGTGGTTATCGTCAACGCCACCAAATCAGCTTGATCAAATACGATCAACGCACTTACAATCATTCCACAAACAACGGCGCCGGGCTTGCCCGGCATTGGAGCGTGCAATGTCTACGAAAGAAGCAACAGCAATTGCCATCAAGGCGAAAATCACCGTCAACTACCCGGGCGGTACCTCGGCGGTAAATTGCACCACGGCGCAAGGCCTGGCCGATGAGGCGCTGCATTGCCTGATCCAGGCCGTCGGCACCGAAAAGGCCTGGACGTTCATCAATGAAAAAATGTCCGGCTACCAGGCGGATTACAAGGGGTATACCAGTGGATCCTGAATTCATTCTTGACCTCGATGCGATCGAGGCAGCAGCAAAGGCTGCAACCCCGCAGGATCTCGACAGCGCCGAAGACAAGTCGGTAGGTGGCTGGATCGAGTGCCTTGCCTGCGGCGGCGAGGGCTCGGTGGAAGTTATCGCTGATTACCTGAACTACGATGGCGAGGCTGTTGGCGTCCAGTTCTACGGTGTCGGCGATGCTCATGTAAATGCCGAAGCATTCCTACGCGCGGCAAAGCCTGCGGTGGTGCTGAATATGGTGCGACAGTTGCGCCGGCTGCGCGAATACGCCGACGCCATTGCCAAGATGCAGGAGAACCTGCGCATCGCCCAGCAGCTGGCCGACGCGAACATCAGCACCGTGAAGGTCAACCCGGGCGATGTGCTGCTGATCAGCACCAAGGCCAGCTGCACGCCAGCCACCCATGATCAGTTCGCTGAGCTCTCACGCAACCTTGGTCGACACTTCCCCGAGGGGACGCCGGTCATCCTGACCAATGATGTCGATATCAGCGCGCTGGACGCGGAAGCAATGCGCCAGGCTGGATGGGTGAAGGCTGAGCCAGGTGGTGCGTAATGGCGTGCAAACACGAAAACTTTGACGGCGCCATCCGCATCGATCGGATCGAGGATAAGGGGCGTTTCATGGCTGACATCAAGGTCACCTGCCGCGATTGCGGGACCCCGATGCAGTTCATGGGGCTTGAGCCTGGAATCAACTTCGACGGGGCTACCGTCAGCCTTGACGGCCTTGAGTTGCGCATTGGTATCCATCCGCAAGGCCAGCGTCCAAACCCGCTGCAAAAGCTGCTGGGATACACCGTCAACGCGCACAACTGAACATAGGGGGCAGTCATGGCCAAGAAATCGAGACCGTTCCAGCTGACCCGCGCCGAGTCAGAATTGCTGATCAAGGTGCTGGACGCCGCGAGGCAAAACTCCGACCCGAAAATCAAGGCCGGCGCTGCCACCCTGGAGAACCTGAATCGCAAGGCCTGGTCGGCTTATGCCGACACCCACCCAGAAGACGGCCCGTACAAATAACCCTGATCCTCAATCAGGGCGCGTGACAGCAGAATCAGCCACTTACACCGCAACCATCAATTTAGGGCGCCAGATGGGCGCCCAGACCACAAGGAACGCCGCATGTCCGAGCAAGAAAACCAGCTGCCCGCCGTCATCGAACAACCGGCAGAGGAACTGCTGACCATCACGCACCGCGCCGCGATGTTCATTGGCGAAGGCAAAGACCGCCAGGTGATCGTGCACCGCCTGAGCAATGCCGGCTTCCAGTTCGAGTGGATCAAGCCCGACGAGGGCAACGGCGCCGCCTCGGTCAGCACCAAGTTTTGCCTGAGCCATGAGGCGCTTGAGGCCACCCTGTCGTGCCTCTTTGGCATCGACGAAGCTCTCCGCGCAGCGGAAGCAATCGCCATGGCTGAGCAGGAAGTCGCGAAGGAAGCCGAGGCATGAGCGAACCATTTGTGCGAACCCCAGAAGTAACCGCCAAGGTCGGCATTTGGTTCGGCGAAGGCAAAGGCGTGGGCGTCTCTGCGCGCACCATCGCGGCGATCGCTATAGGCATCGAAAAAGGCGACTGGGACTGCCCACACGACGCGGACGACTTTGGCCGCTGCTACCGCCTGCTGGTCAAAATCCCTGAGCTTCGCGCTGCCCTGCCGCTGGTTGCTGAGAAATGCCCGCAGTTCGCCCCGTTGGTGGAGATCTGGGACGAACTGACCGACCTCTACGAAAAGGATCAACTGGAAACTCCGCGCTATGAGATGGTCAAGGATCCTGGACGACGTAGCAGCTATCGGCGCCTGATGAACTGCCGAAGCTGCTACGACCGCATCAAGGAGCTGAGCGACGCCTGCAGGACTGCTGGCGGCTGGACCAAGATCAGCGAACATTCATGGATAAGGACGGGCGAAAATGTCCATGAGTTCTGAGGAGCATCACATCCTGCGTCTGACCGAGCAGAAAGGCCGGCTCTACTACTTCCAGGGCAACTTTTTTCATCCCCTGGAACTGGTGGGCGCCTCGGTCGGCAAGGTCAAGCGCGGGATCCGTGAATTCATGCGCGACCATCACCAGCTGGTGGCGCGCGATCGTGCCAGCCCCGACTATCGGACGCTGGTCCAACTTGGCGAGGCTGCTGCATGAAACGCCTGATCAAATGGAAATGCCAGCCGGCATCGTTCGGCTATCACCTGGTGGCAACGACAGATATCGGCGGCAAGCCGACAGACGTCAACGTGGCGATCGACAAGCAGATCTGGGAGGAATGCGTCAGCCGCGAAGGCTTTTTAAGCGTTGTGACCGTGCATGTCGGCCAGGCGTTTGACATCATCACCGCTGAACAATCCCGCCGGCCACCCTGCGCCACCCTGCACTAAACCATCTCGGCAAGGGCGGCGCCGTCGTGACGCCATCCTTGCCGAATGACTAAAAAACCCTCGATTAAGCTACCTGCCCCGCACCGCGTTCAGCAAAAGATCCTCGACAAGGCCAGCCGCTACAACGCGGTGGCCATGGGCGAGCAAGGCGGAAAAACCACCCTCGGCATCGAGGTGCTTTTGCTTGGCCCGCGCGGCGCCATCAAGAGCAAGGTCCCCGTCGGCTGGTTCTCTGCCACCGAAGCCAAGATGCTCGAGGTGATCGATAAGGTCGTGCACGCGATCGCCCCGCTGATCAAAAAGCGCATGGGCAACAAACGCATCGAGCTCACCACCGGCGGCACGCTGTTTTTCTACAGCATGGAGGAACCGCCGTCGGTGTTCGAGCAGCTGGGCCTGGTCGTGGTCGACGACGTGTGCCGGGTGAATGGCTTCCTGGTCAACTACGAAAACATCCTGCACCAGGCGCTAGCCGCGAACAATGGCGACGCCTGGTTCCTGTCCGGTGCCTACGGCAAGCGAAACGACTTCCACAAGCTGCTCAAGCGCGGCCAGCAGGATCCAGACTGGTCGTGCTGGCAGTTCGATTCGTTCTGCAACCCGTTCCTGAGCCAGGAAACCAAGGACGAGGCCGACAGCGTCAGCGAACCAGAGTACCTGCAGCGCTTCGGCGCCGAGTTCCTGGATGTCGCGATCGAGCTCACCAGCGCGCAGCGGGTGATCGGACAGGACGAAACCTTCCGCCAGTGGTGCGAGCGACTGGCCGCAGAAGGCCTCAAGGTCGATGGACGCGCGTTTCAGCTGTCTGACCGGCCAGCGATGGCCTGGATCTATGATCAGGTCCCCAGCACCACGGACGAGGCCTTCCGCTATGTCCTGGTGCTGATGAAGTGCGCCCAGGTGGGCTTTACCATCATGGAAATGCTCGCGGTCATTTACCTCGGCATCAAGTTTCAGCCGGCCACCGTCGGCATGTTCCTGCCCGACATGAACCTGGCGGGCCTGAAATCGGCCGAACGCTTCATGCCGATCGTGCGCACCATTCCGGACGTGCACCACCTGATGACCATGGAGGACCCGAACGGCAACGGCCGTAAGTCTGGCGAGGGTAACGTCCGGACGCGGCGGATCTCCGAGGCGATGTTCGTGTTCAGCTGGACCTCCGGTCGGTCGACGACTGAATCGATCCCGATGGATATCCTGTCGTTCGACGAAGTACAGGAGATGACCCTGGAGCAGCTGGAAAAGACCCGCGAGCGTCTGTCCGCCAGCCCGATCCGATTTACCCTGATGGGCAGCACGGCCAACTGGCCCGACGTCGACATTCACCACTGGTACAAGAAAGGCAGCAAGCATCGGTTCCACACGGAATGCCCGCACTGCCTGGCCGCGAAGCCGCTGGACGACTACTTCCCCGAGTGCATCAAGTACGACAGCGCCACCAACCGGCATCGGTACGTGTGCTACACCTGCGCCGGCTGGATCGATGACACCCAGCGCGGCGAGTGGATTGCCGAGGAGCCCGAACTGGATCCGCCGGTGGACAAGTCGATGCCCAAGCGCGACTGGCCGCTGCGCATCCGCTCGATCCACTTCCCGCAGTTCCTGTCGCCGACCATCTCGGCCGGCGAGATCATCGACGCCTACAACTCCGCGACCGACATGAAGAACTTTTTCAACCGGAAGCTGGGCAAGCCGTACCTCGATCCGAGCCAGGTACCGGTCACCCTCGAACACATGGCGAACTGCGCCAAGGTCGGCATGGCGGCCGGCATCGTCTGGAAGTCCAGGGCGAAAGGCGCCTACATGGGCATCGACCAGATGGGCAACTTCAACGTGCACGTCATCAAGGAGCGTCTGCCAGACGGGCGCCAGGCGGTGATCCACGTCGAGGAAACCTACAGCGCCGACCCGTTCGCTCGATCGGCAGAACTGATGGACCTTTACGGGATCGCGGTCTGCGTGGTGGAGATCAACCCGAACTACAACGACGCCAAGAAGTTCGCCAACCAGTTCCCCGGCCGGGTGTTCATCTGCAACAGCTTCGGGAGCATGGTCGAGGGGATGATCCAGTGGGGCGACACGCCCAAAGAGAACACGTCCGATCGCCGCACCGATGAGGAAGCGCAGGACAAGTACACGCTGCGCATGGATCAGTACAAGTGCATGCAGGTCAGCATGTCGCGTTTTACGACCGAGGAGCCGTCCTGCATTTTCCCCGACCCGCAGGGACTGGTTCAGGAAGTCCTGGAGAAGGGACAGCGCAATACCGTCGCGGTACTCCCGCGCGTGTTCCTGCACTTCACGAAAACGGCGCTGGTGGCCGAGAAGGACGAGGAAACCAACCAGTACCGGCGATCGGTGAAAAAGGTCGGCATCGACCCCCACTTTAGCTACGCCAACATGCTCTGCGATGTGGCCTGGTCGCGCTCCCACGGGACCAGCACGTTCATCCTGCCGGATATCGGCCAGACCCGACGCGGCGTCCTGGAGCCAGACCAGATCCAGGTCCCTGGCACGATCGCGGCGGCGATGGAGCAGCAGCAGCTGGCGATGGAGAACACCTGCGGACGCTGCGTCAACTTTGACCAGGAAACCCGCATGTGCTCCGAACAGTCAGTGCTGACACGCGCCTCCAACCCAAGCTGCTTTGCCTACATCGCCATTCAGTGATCAGGGGGCGCTGGTGACCATGAACTTGCCCATGTAATTGCCCCACGACGTGAAGGCCGGCAGGGTCTTGAAATCGGCAGTGGTTAGCTTGATGTAGATGTCGTTGCCGGTGACCTGGTCGACGCCAGAATACTCGACGCTGCCATCGCGATTCACCAGCCAGCAGCCCAGGTTGATGCGCCTGGTGCTGCCTGGATCCCCGGCCACCGCCGACAGCAACCGGGCGGCATGGTTGCCAAACTTGCAGTCGATGGTGTCGGTCGGTGCGTCGCTGAGCTGCAGGGTCAGCACCAGCTTTTTGTAGGGCACGACACGTTCGGCGATCGGCTGATCAGCCTGAGCGGCCCCGGCGACCATGAATAATGCCGCAAAGACGAGCGAAAGAGACTTCATGAGTCCTCCCTGGCAGCGGCACTGGGATAGGTCCGCTTGCTGCGATTGTAGTTGATGGCTGGGAACTCCAGCACTCTACCCGCTCGACAATCTTTTTGGTAACCACCGTGCGGTGCTCATGCTTGCCGCAGTAGGCGCACTTGCGCGCATTGCGGTTGATCGGCACCCATTCGTGCACCTGGTCATGCCAGACGGCGCAGCGGCCGCGCTCAATGTATGCGCTCCAGAACCAATCGGTTACATCCAGCCAGTGCGCCGTGTTGAACCCTGGCCCGTAGGAATAATCGCAATGAGCTTTGCCGTGGCGAGCCACTTCGCGGATCGGTTGCCCGCTGAAATACTTTTTATCATCGTGCATATAGCCGATGTACAGCAGGCGCATATCCATCCGGTTGCCGGCCTTGAGGCCTTCCAGCGATGGAACGTGCGGTTGCCCGAAAAGGTTATCCCAGGCGCCGATGTAGATCCGCTCGCGGCCTTTCTTCATGGCTCGCAGGTACAGACGCCAGCTGAACTTGTCCGACTTGCTGCGCACCTTCGGCTGGATCTGCCGGGCGAATGCTGTTCGTTCTTGTAGGTCCATGATGCTCCCCAGCCGGGCCTGAGCCCGGCGGTCGAAAGTGGATTAGGCAGTAGTCAACTCAGGGTTGACAGCTGCGGCCTCATCCTGCGGCGGCTTGTAGCCCAGCAGGTCGCACAGCGAGGTGATGACGTTGCCGAACAGCAGGGTCTGAATCGCGGCTTCCTGCTGCCAGGTATAAACCGCATCGTCCTCGGCGCTGCTGTCGACTTCATCCAGGAACGCGATCTGCTTGAACGTGAAATCCTGGTTCAGCTTGAACTCGACGCCGCCGTAGCTGAGGCTCAGGGCGCGCACTTCAAAGCCGATCTCGATGCGCTCGAGGATGTTCGCCTTGGCCGAGTCCAGCGCTTCCAGCCTGTAGTTGACCTGCTCGCTTTTGCGCGCCAGTTCGACCTGTTCGCCCAGGCTGAATTCCTGCGCAGCAAATGCCTCATCGTCGTCGCCGAGGTGGTTTTTCAGGCGCGTAGTCAGGCCGTTTTTGATGTCGCTGATGTGGATGGTGGTGGTCTTCACACTGCCGACCACCTGAATCAGCGTGCCGACGATCAAGCTGGCCATGCCTTTACTGGATGGCACGATCAGGTAGTTTTTATCGGTGCGGTAGTAGACGGTGATGATCGCGGTCTTCACCAGCGCTGTCTTGGCGAGCTGGATCATCTGATCATCATGGATGGCCAGGCGCTCGACTTTGCTCAGGCGCTTACCGCTGACCTGCTCGATCCGAGCGATGCGCGCCACGGCGCTGGCCTTGACGATGGCTTTCGGCAGGATCTTTTCGTCCAGGCGCATGCAGAAGGCGAAACCACCCTCGAAGCGGGTCACCAGCTCGCCACTGAGGTGATGCGGCACAAAGCTGGTGCGGGATAGCTCGGTCGCGCCGATCGGCTCATACGGGCGCTCAAGCAGGTGCTTGGTCAGGTCGTCGCAGCCCGGCAGTTCAGCAGCGTAAACGATGGCATTTTTGATCAAGGTGGACATGGTCATTACTCATTGGAAAGGCAAAGGGTTGCCCGGCTTGCGCCGGGCGGTGGTGATGCGGTTACGCGGGGACAGGTGCAAACTCAGGCGGTACAGCGCGGGCGTAGTGACGGATCAGCAGCATGGTGATGAGGACACCGCCACCGATGGCCACGGCCACGATCAGCAACACCATCGCGACCTTCTGCTGGTCTTTGTCGCCCTTGAACAGGTTTCCGACCTTGCCGAAGGCGTCCGGCACGTCGCTGACAGCGTTATAGATGTTGCTGCCCATGGCGAATGCGTTGTAGGCAGCGGTGCCAACGCTGGCGATGTTGCGCTCGCGCCAGGCCTGGACGAACGAGTGGATGGTGATGATCAAGCCCGAGCCCAGCGCCGGGAAAATGACCAGCAGATACCAAAGGCTGAACGTCGCCTCGAGGTATTCCTTCGGCAGGTGCCCCGTCGCGAAGGCCGTGAAGCCCAGTATCAGGATCAGTGCCGAGCTGAAACCAACCACGGACTGGATCGCGGCGCACCAGACCAGGACGCGCATGAAGCCGCCGAACCGTTTGGCCTCGGCCCACATGTAGCCGGCCGATCGGCAGTTAAGCCAACTGATGAACAGGTTTAGCGCGACAACGCCAAGAAGCATGAGTAGAGCCATGATGATTCCCATAATGAGCCGCGCGTCGGGGCGGCAAACCGTGGGCCAATGGTAATTCATCATATTTGAGCAACGCAATAGCGTTCATGCGAAAAAAAGCCCCAATGAAGGGGCTGTGCTCATTGCTTGGCGCGTATCGCCTCGGCCATGCGTTTGATCTCCGGCAGGAGGATCGATTCCAGCAGCTTCTGCTTGCTTTTCACGTTCGTGTGCTCGAACACAAACGCGACCTCATCAAGGGTCCGTTTCGAGCAGCGGAACAGCATGCTTTCGGTGATCCGGTCGAGCTCCGGACTGGCGACAGGCTCGGCGATATCGGTCGAGTGGGTTTCGGCGCCTTCCGCGAAGCGGTCCAGGGCTTTCTGGTCAACGCCGGCGTTGGTTTTCTTCACGTCGAATGCCATGTTCATTTCGCTCCCACCAGGTGGGGAAACATCTCGGCGGCCAGCAACTGGATCTCGGCGCGGGCTTTGCCGTTCTTCAACTCGACGACGCCGCGCCCCTGCAGCCAGCCGTCGCGGTAGATTTTACGCTCGCGGATGATCGACCTGGCCAGCTGGAAACTGTCGAAGTCGACGAACAGTTCCCGGGCCTCGGCCACCTCATTGATCATCGGGTTGGTCGGCGCCCTGGACAAGACGACGAAGGCTTCCAGGTGCGGATTCATCGTCCGCGCCAGGCCGAGCAGTTCATCCATGTGCGGCAACGTCTCCAGATCCGCCTGGCTGGCCTGCATCGGCACCATCATGCGATCGGCCGCCACCATGGCGGTGCGCAACTCTTTGCTGTCGCGGCCACCGGCGTCGATGATGACCAGCTGGTAACGCTGGGCGAGGTCTTTGGCCGTGGCGTACACGTCGCCGGTCTTCTGGACGCTGTGCACGGTCGGCAGGCCCAGTGCATTGCGCCGCGCGATGAACTTGGTGATGGTCGCCATGGGATCGGCGTCGAGGATGACGGTGTCGACGCCCTTCTGCGTCGAATACACCCCGAGGTTGCCGCCGATATTGCTCTTGCCCACGCCCCCTTTCTCACAACCGCTCAGTAGGATCATGATTTGCTCCGCTACATTATCGAATGATGTGAAACGCTGTTGATTGGTGTCATATCATATGATAGCAGTCAGTCGAAAAGTTCCAGCCCAGAAACGACAAAACCCCGCATTTCTGCGAGGTTTCGTTGTCATCATCCGATCAATCCCGGCTGCTGCGCACGGGCATGGTCGGTACAGCTTATTCAAACTGGCGTGCGCTTGTTCATGCGTCTTACACCGCAGGAACTGGCCCCGTTAATGCCTTGCGGGCCGCTAACACGTCAGCATTCCGAACTGTCGCGGTTGTTGCAGATGGCCGGTGCTGGATCTCCGGCTTTGGGTCTGTCTCACGTCGCCAATCGATGTGTACATGGCGCAGAATGCTGGCGGGCACAACCCCGCGTCGTTTTTAACGTCTACCCATCGAGCTGTCTTAGCGCATCAGCCTGCGCATTCATCTGCATCGGACAAGCATCAAGTTCGCGGCGTCCCGCTAGCTGCGCCATCAAGGAGGAGTCGAACCCCGGGCATCTGGTCGGTGGCATCTTGAAACCCCCAGGGCCAAGCGCAATCCCCAACCAGTTGTACAGCCCATTCCATCGCAGTTTTGATGCTTGTCCGATGCAGCCTGGTCCCCCAGGCTAATCGGGCCGTCTATTCCGGCTGTCAGTTTCCAGCGCGGGGCATAACTCCCGTGTGATGCAGGTTTTATCTGCATCGGTAGAACCACTTGCTTTCCGGTGTACTCTCCGGCGTTTTCTCTCACGGCCTACAGTCGACGATAACCGTGTCAGTGCAAGTGGTTCTCCGATGCAGCCTCGCCAGGGAGTCTTGATTCTGACTGGCGAAGTGTTATCTGCCTGGTATCCCCCAGATGGTTCAGTCTCTCCCGATGTCACGGATATTATTTTTGCCGGTATCCCTGCGATCGCTGGCCAGCTTTGCAGGCTTTACCTTCCCCGGCTCCTCGTTACCGTCTCGTCTCTGTTTGGCTCACGCGCCTGGACTCGAACCAGGGACCGCACGGTTAACAGCCGTGTGCTCTACCAACTGAGCTATGCGTGAATTGTATGGTGCAGCGTCTCACCCTACGGTGCCTCAAGGCCGAGTAACGGCACCGGGGTTTAGCTCGGCTCTCGCTGCATAAAACTACATTAGTAGCGGACCATCCCGGGAGACATAGAGAATGTCAGGGGTAGGGGTAGGATGGTCCGCTCTAATGCAGTTTCAATTTGCCGGCCTCTCAGCCGGCGAAATGAATGCTATCCAGTTGCTCAAATTAGAGCAAGGGTTTTTTTCAGTTTCCTGTGCTTCCGAAACCACCAGTGCCGCGTTCGGTTTCGCTCAGTTCGTCGACCTCGATAAATGTTACCCGTGGTGCCGGCACCAGCATGGCCTGGGCGACGCGCTCGCCATGCTTGATCTGGATGGGGTTGAACGATTCGCCGTCGCGGGTCAGCTTCACCATGACTTCGCCGGTGTAGTCTTGGTCGATCACGCCAACGCAATTCGCCAGGCGGACGTCGCTCTTGAACCCGTGGCCGGATCGCGAGTAAATCAGCATGGCGAACCCTTCGGGAATCTCAAAGGCCAGCCCGGTCGGGATTTTCAGCGGCATTCCTACAGCGACAAACTGGTCTGGCTCATCGGCGCCGTCAGGTTTTGGCAGGTAGGCGTGCAGATCAAAGCAGCCCGAACCATCAGTGGCGTAGGTGGGGATGGTGGCATCAGGATGCAGCTTCTTTACTTTCAACTCGATCAAGTCGGTGACCTCGGTTTGTGCCCGGTCGGGCGTTGTGTTTGATTCGTTGGCGGTATTGCCTTGTTCGATCAGCCTCGCAGGCCCGGCACCAGCTGCGGTAATGCCCTACGGACGGATTCCAGCCGAAACAGGTTTCGTCGTGCGGCCACCACTCGCCGCAGTGCGGGCAGAGCTTTTCGCGGCCGTCCTCGGTATTCCTGGTGCTTAGCTCGATCCAGTGCTGATTGAGGATTGCCCGGTCTCTTTTCTTTGCGGCGAATTTCATCTGTTTCGGCTTATACCTTTAGCGATTGCTGGATGATAACTCAAATTTGAGCACTGCAAAAGCTAGCGGCGACAAACCGTCGTGACGGCATGCTGGGGTCATGACCGACAATGCCATCCAAACCGCGCATAACCCTTCTGCCCCGAAAGATGAGCAGCAGGACGCTATGCGCGAAGCACAAAAGAATGCCATGCCCAGCAGCGTGCAAGACATGATGCCGCTGGTGACATTCATGGCGAACCAGTACCAGGAACAGGAATTCACGAAGGCGCTGATGAAGCCCAACGTCATTCCGTACCCGAGCGTGGCCGCCCAGAAGGGTGGTAGCGGCATGCAGTCGGTGTATCTGGATGAGCGACGTGTCCAAGGTCTCGGCGAGTATTACGAGCGGCCTGGTGCGTTCGGCTTCGACATGATGCGCGCGATGGTTGACCAGACGCCGATCCTGTCGGCGGTCATCATGACCCGCGAGCGCCAGATCCGGCGCTTCTGCCGCGTCCAGGAGACCGGGCAAGGTCCAGGCTTCGCCATTCGCCACAAGGATCAGAGTGTCAAGCTCGGCAACAACGAGCAGAGCACGATCAAACTGCTCGAGGGCTTCTTTACCAACTGCGGTTGGGAGTCGAAGCCGCGCCAGCGGATGCGCATGCGCCGCGACAACTTTTCCGGCTTCATGTCGAAGCTGGTCAGGGACTCCCTGATCCTCGACAGTACCGCGATCGAAACCGAGTGGAAGCGCGACAAGAAGAAAGGCCTTGACGGCATGTATGCGGTCGACGGCGCCACCATCCGCCTGTGCACCGAGGCCGGCTACAAGGGCGATGATGAACTGTTCGCGCTCCAGGTCGTGCAAGGCAACATCCGCGCCGCCTACACCTACGACGACCTGATCTATGTCCCGCGCAACCCGCGCACCGACGTGATGGTCGGCGGTTACGGCATGTCGGAAATTGAGCTCCTGGTCAAAGTGGTGACCGGCTTCCTCAACGCCATGACCTACAACCTCAAGTTCTTCGACTCGAACACAATCCCGAAAGGGATCCTGCACATGGCCGGCGACTACAGCGCCGAAGACCTGAACAGCTTCAAGCGCTACTGGAATGCGATGACCAAGGGCGTGGCCAACGCCTGGAGCATGCCGGTGATGGTTGCCAAGAATGGCGAGTCCAAGGCGTCGTTCGAGAAGTTCGACGTCGATGTCGATGAGCTGATGTTCGGCAAGTGGATGACCTTCCTCACGTCGATCATCTGCGCGATCTACGGCATGGCGCCGGATGAGATCAACTTTGAAAGCTTCACCACCGGCGCCAGCTCGCTCAGCGGGAATGACACCGAGGAAAAGCTGATCAACTCCAAGGACAAGGGCTTGCGCCCGCTCCTGTCCTACTTCGAGGATCTGTTTTCGGACTACGTCGTATCCGAGTTCAATGAGAACTACGTGTTCCGCTGGACCGGCCTGGATGAGATGGACGCCAAGCAGGCCTGGACCGAAGAGAACGCGCTCAGCACCTGGGGCGAAGCCCGCAAGGCGCGCGGCCAGGATGAGATCGCCGACGAGCTCCTGAACAATGCCCCACTCAATCCAAACCTGATGGGCCTGTACATGCAGAAAATGATGGCCGACAGCGGTGAAGGTGATGAAGGCGGCGGCGGTGACAAACCGACCAAGCCAGCCAAGTCCGGCGACGACCTGCAGAAGTCTTTCGGCATGCCGGTGCCAGCTTTCAAGGTAGACCCGTAACGGCTCGACCCGTCGTGACGCAATGATCAACGCATCAAGCCCACGCAATCCTCTTAGTCTGAGAGGGCCGGGAGGGGTTAAGCTCCCGGGCAATATTCGCCTTGCATCGCTCGAGGTACTGGCCGGGTAACTTGCCAGGCAGACAAAGCGGAGAAGCGCAACCTCTCTGTGGTAGGTGGTTCCCCTTCCTTGCCACTGACCATAAGTCGCCAAGAGAGGAGTCCAAAGATGTCGGTCGGCGGGTGTCCAGTTGCTCCACTGGCCCCGCCGACTGGGGCGACCTTTCCCCCTCAAAGGATACGTTTGTGGCACTTTTCCTCGATCTAACTCCCGTCAGCCGCCATGCTACCAACGGCGCGCTAGAATACATCTACAAGGCCGTTCACGATGGCGACGATGGCATCTGGAGCCCGCACGAATCCGTGCTGCTGCGGCGCCTGATCGAACTGTTCACCGAACGCGGCCTCGATCGTCTTGAGCATGTAAAGCAGCAGATCATTGCTTGGGAATCTGGCGCCCATTACAAGCCTGGAGCTCCGACACCCGTGAACGTCCCGGGCATGATGTCGCGCTGGTCAGACGCCGAGCTGGGGCTTGTCCGGATCTACCTGGAATCGCTCCCGCCGAGCAGCTGGACGCTGGATGACCACATGATGGCGGTCGACTACGTCGTTCAGCGCTACTTGCCGGCCGAGGAGATGAAGACCGAGGCGGAATGGATGGCCACCCGCGCCAACCTGATGGGCAAGGTCAAGGCCAACATCGGCGAGGACATCACGCCCAAACAGGCTGACAGCATCCTGTCTGCGCTCCCGTCCAGCATCGGCGCCGCCGTCCAGCAGTTCACCATCAGCCCGCAGCAGCTGACGACCATGGCCTTCGGCAACGCGCGGGCCACCGAGAACGTGCGCGCCCTGGCCGACGACACCCGCCACCGCATGCGCAACACGGTGATGCAGCACCTGGAGGAGCAATTCACGCAAGGCTCTGCCGTCCCGGGCGAGTCGCTGGAAAGCAAGCTGCTCGACCAGTTCGCCACGCTCAACCGCGACTGGCGCCGGATCGCGGTCACCGAGGCCGGCGAGACGATGAACCAGGGCTACATCGCCAACCTGGCGCCCGGCACCAAGGTTCGCCGCATCGAGATCTACGCCAGCGCCTGCGCGTTCTGCCGCAAGATCCACAACCGCATCGCTACGGTCGTATCGCCGAACAAGCCCGACAAGGATGGCGAGACCGAAATATGGGTAGGCAAGAACAACATCGGGCGATCGGCGTCACCACGCAAGCGCGTGGGCGATACCCTGGTCAACCGCACGCCTGATGAGATGTACTGGCTGCCGGCCGGCCTGGCGCATCCGCACTGTCGCGGGCGATGGGTACCGGTGATTCAGGATCTGCCTGGTGATGATCCAGAGTTCGGCGACTGGTTGCGCGTGATGCTTGGCGCTGACGATGCTATTATTTGATCAACAGCCCAACGAGTAACAGTCATGAAAACGATATTCGCCCTTGCACTGATCGCCGCGTTCTCGGCCATCACCCTGTGCTCGCCGACCGCACACGCCGCCGATTCGAGCACCTGCTACAACATCATCGACGCCGATGCGCGGTTGTACTGCCTGGCCAAAACGCGCAAGGAGCCGAGCACCTGCTACTCGATCGTCAAGCCGGATCTGCGCTCGATGTGCCTTGCCGAAGCCAGCCAATAGACGATACGCTGAGCGCCGGCCCTGATGAAGGTCGCAGCCAGCACCGGCAATCATCACTAAACCGCCTACGGGCGGTTTTTTCATGCCTGCGATTCGCCGCGCAAACTGTCGTGACGACACCATTGAGGCATGACAGAAGCAACCAGAAACATCACATCGCCTGAATTCTTGAGCATCGGAACGATGTTCAAGGCTCGCCCCTCTGAGGAGAAAGGCGAGCGCTTCATCTATCTGGAAGCGAGCCGCGAAGGCGCTGACCAGCAAAACGACATCGTCCTGGCGAAAGCCCTGGAGGAGTCGGCCCCCCACTTCCTCAAGTTCGGCAACATCGACATCGATCACAAGTCGATGCCTTCGATCGCTGAGCGCTACGGCATCCTCGACCCAGAAGCCTGGGAAGTCGGCGTGCCCGAGGAAGTGCGCGTAGATGGTCCCTCGGTCTTTGTAAAGGCTCGCCTGTTCCAGGGCGACACGCCGCTTGCTGCGCGCTCGAATATGGTCTGGGACAGCATGACCAAGCTGAACCCGCCGGCGCGCTGGTACGCCTCCGTGGGCGGCGCCACGCTGGCCCGCCAGGACGGTGTCGACAACCTGACCAAGTCAAAAGTCAGCTACGTGACCAAGGTCCGCTGGAGCAACCTGGCCATCAGCCGCCAGCCCGTCAACCAGCACGTATCCGCCGCCAGCACCATCCCGTTCGGGATCCTTGCCAAGTGCTGGACGCCTGCCGGCTTCGACATGGCGAAAGCCCTGGAAGCCAGTTACGCCACCGATGTTTCGCAGCTTACCGGCGGCGGTGCACTGGGCATGCAGTCGATCGACACCGGACCTTCCTATTTCCAGTTCCGCGACCAGCTTTCTGAGTCGCTGCTGAATGGTCGTGACCACATCATTCAAACCTCACAAGGCCTGGCGGATTACGCCAAGCACAAATTCGGCCTGTCTCACGACGAGGCAGTTGAATGGGTACGCCGCTTCATGAGCGACATCCAAAACTCACTGACAAAACGAGGCTCGGAATGAGCGAAAAATTTAATGAACTGCTCGCCGAGCTGAATCAGGCGAGCGACGACCAGCAAGTGATGGCCAAGTCCATTAACGCTGACCCTGCTGCCGCTGCCGCTGCTGCCGCCGCTCCTGGCGCTGCTGCTGCCGTGGTTGAAACCCCCAACCCAGAAGACGCCGCCGATGGTGGTGTTCTGGCCAAGGCGCTCGACGATGCTGCCGCTGTCCTGGCTGCTGGTGGCGCTCCTGCTGATGCTCCGATCGTTATCGACGGCGAGGAGATTTTCAAATCCCTCGAAGCCCTGGGCGGCCGCCAATCCGTGACCGAGGAAACCCTGACCAAGGGTCTCACCGTCGCGCTGGGCATGCTCAAAACCCAAGGCGCGCTGATCAAGTCGCTGAACGATCGCGTTGAAGTCCTGGGCGGCACCGGTGCCGGTCGCAAAACCATGATCCAGGTTCAAGAGCGCCAACCGCTCGGCGACCTGGCGAAGTCCGAACCAGCCGGCATGACCGCGCCAGAAGTTTTGGCCAAGGCTGGCGTTGCATTCGACGCCAAGAAAATCACCGGGCTGGAATTCACCGCGCTCGATGTGAGCCTGCGCAACGGCCAAGTGCCTGACGCTGGCGTGCTGAACAAAATTCTTTCCTAACCCGCCGGGTAAGGCAAGCACCACGGCAACACCATAACCTTTGAGGTTTATAGATGGACATTAATCAACTCACGGCACAATTCGGCGCTGCCGCTCCCGGCGGGGCTCCCATCCTGGGCGGTTCTCAGGGTGGCGCACCAGCGCAGGACCTGATCAAGGCGCTGGAAGCCAGCAACTATCAGACCGACGTTTCCACCCTGACTGGCGGTGGCGCACTGGGCGTTCAATCGCTGGATACGGCGATGAAAACCACCGTGCAGGAGAATGAACACTTCACCCTGTTCAACCGCCTGCAATCCACCAGCGCGACCAACATCGTTGACGAATACGTTCGTCAGAACAGTGTCGGTGGCTTCCTCGGCGGCTCGACCAACTCCCAAATGGGCGTGGTTCGTTCGGCTCAGGGCGAGTACACCCGCGAAGTGGGCCTGGTCAAGTTCCTGATGACCCTGCGCCAAGTCGGCTACGTGCTGAACATCGGTAAGAACATCACCGATGCCACCGCAGTCGAAGAACGCAACGGCGCCATGCAGCTGCTGACCGACGCCGAGTACCTGCTGTTCCACGGCAACTCCGATGCGTGCCCGACTCAGTTCGACGGTATCTTTGCCCAGCTGGACAAAGAAATTGCCGCCGGCCAGATGTCCGATGACAACGTGGTCGACCTGCAGGGCAAGAAGCTCGACAGCGTCGAAGCGTTCTCCAAGATCAACGTCGCGGTCAGCCGCTACGGTTCCTGGGGCCGAAGCACCGACGTTTACATGCCTAACAGCGTGCAAAACGACCTGAACACCGGTCTGGATCCGGCTTACCGTTGGACTCCAGGCGGCGGCAACACTCCGGTTCTGGGCGGCCACGTTGAAGGCATCCGCCTCACCAATGGCGTGCTCAAGACCAACATGGACACCTTCATCCACGATGAAGAAAACCCGATGGTCTACCCGTTCGAGGTGTTCAACGCCGCGATCGCCACTGCCAACGCCGCGTTCAAGCCTGTGAGCGTGACTGTCGATGCCAGCGCCTCGGCGGTTGACTCGCAGTTCTCCACGCCTCGCGCCGGTAACTACTACTGGGCTGTTGCCGCAGTGGGTGGCCAAGGCCAAGGTCTGACCGCCGTGGTGAAGACCGCACAGACCGCCGTTGCCGCTGGCAAAAGCGCCGTGCTGACCAT